AGGTGGAGGCTCTGTAGCTCAACAGTTTGCCAACGGTGGAACCATGAACGGCGATTTAAATGTTACGGGTAATTACTTTATAAATGGTGTTAATATTTTAGAGTCATCTACTAACGACTCTAGTTCAATAATCAAAACTTCAATGTTCATCTAATAAAATAAACAATATGTCAAATTACACAAAAGAATTCCTATCAGAAAGTATAAATGGTAAATCAATTACTATTTCCGCGTCAGGCATTAATACAAACACTATACATACTACACCGATAAGTTCAGGTATTATAGATGAGGTTTGGATGTATGCAACAAACCCAACGACATCTGATGTTACGTTTAACCTATTATATGGCGGCACAAACTTTACCACAGATATTTTATTTGAAGGAGTTATAGAAGCTTATGCTGGCAGTGTTTTAGTATGCCCAGGGCTTATCGCCAAAGGTAATGGTGCGACTGGATTTTCAATATATGGAAATTCACCAACATTAAGTGGAGTTAATGTATTTGGTTATGTGAATAGAATTAGTTAATATATGAGCGCTAGATATGGTAATAAAGTAGGTCCATTGATCTCTCGTAAGTCTTCTTTCTTTAAAAAGAATAGATACGATAGAAATTTAATAAAAAAACCAATAACTAGTGGAGGATGGATTCGTCCTACGGATTGGTTGACCATGCCAACCATTACAAGTTCTGAGCAAAAAATAGCATTATTAATGCCGATTTTTCCACAGGGTTCTAATTTGTTAGCTTTTACAATAGCTGGAGCATATACTGTTGATTGGGGAGATGGTAATACCGAAAATGTTGCTACTGGGATCAAGGCACAACACGAATATGATTATGCTGATCCAGATTTAAATGCTACCGTTACAAGTGGTGGATATAAAATGGCTGTTGTTGTAATTACTCCACAAAGTGGACAAAATTTAACATCAGTGGATTTCAATCAAAAGTATGCACAGACTGGATCTACATTCCCAAATAGCTCTCCGATTTTAGAAATAATACTTTCTTGTCCAAATTTAACAAGTATGCCAATAGGTAGTGCCACCGCTGCAAATGTTTTTTGTAAAGAATTGATCAATTTTTCTGGAATCAATATGGGAGGAGCGACTACTTACCAAAGTTTGTTTAACAATTTAGGAAAGTTGTCAAACGTATCATTCGGCATAATCGGAAATATTACTAGCACGGCGAGCATGTTCGGTAATTGTCCCTCTTTGGTGACAGTTCCACTTTTTAATACAGCGTCTGTTACTACCATGGCTAACATGTTCAGTGGTTGTTCCTCTTTGGTGACAGTTCCACTTTTTAATACAGCGGCTGTTACTACCATGATTAGCATGTTCAGCTCTTGTTTCTCTTTGACATCAGTTCCACTTTTTAATACAGCGGCTGTTACTACCATGGCTAACATGTTCCTTACTTGTTCCTCTTTAACATCAGTTCCGCTTTTTAATACGAGATCTGTCGGCGATATGGGTGCCATGTTCGGTAGTTGCTCCTCTTTGACATCAGTTCCACTTTTTAATACAGCGTCTATTTATACCATGACTATCATGTTCCAAAATTGCGGCACTTTGACATCAGTTCCACTTTTTAATACAGCGTCTCTTGTGATCATGAACGGTATGTTCCTAAGTTGCTCCTCTTTGACATCAGTTCCGCTTTTTAATACAGCGTCTGTCACCAATATGAGCTCCTTGTTCAGTGGTTGTGCCTCTTTGGTAGCGGTTCCCTTTTTTAATACAGCGGCTGTTACTACTATGAACGCTATGTTCAATGGCTGCTCCTCTTTAACAACAGTCCCGCTTTTTAATACAGCAGCTGTTACTATCATGAGCAGCATGTTCAATAGTTGTCGCTCTTTGGTAACGGTTCCTCTTTTTAATACAGCATTAGTGAATACTATGATTACCATGTTCAACGGTTGTGCCTCTTTAACAACAGTCCCGCTTTTTAATACAGCGTCTGTTACCAATATGAGCAGCATGTTCAATGGTTGTTCCTCTTTGGTAACGGTTCCTCTTTTTAATACAGCATTAGTGAATACTATGCTCACCATGTTCACAAATTGCTCCTCTTTGGTATCAGTCCCGCTTTTTAATACAGCGTCTGTTACCAGCATGTCTGGCATGTTCTTAAGTTGCGTATCTTTGATAACGGTTCCAGCTTTTAATACAGTATTAGTGACTAATTTTGGTTCAACTATTACAAGTATATTTTCAGGGTGTGTGTCTCTCACAAGAGCATCATTCAGTAATATTTCAGCTTCTATATCTTATTCTGGTTGTAAATTAAACAAAGAAGAACTAGAATCCATATTTGATAATCTTGATACAGGAACATCACCAACAATAACAATAACATCTAACTGGGGAGCACCAACTCCAGTATCATTAACAGGAACCAGCACAGCACAAAGCACCACTGTAACAATGGCTAGCACAACTGGTATTGAGGTTGGTATGCAAGCCACAGGTACTAATTCACCTTTAACTACCATAACATCAGTAACTTTAAATGGTACAGATGATCGTGTTTATTTAACCAATCATGGATTAAGCGACGGAGACGAAGTTGCATTTACATTAATATTAGGAACAACTGGAATTACGGACAGCATAATTTATTATGTTGCTGGAACTATATTGGCAGATAGTTTTCAGTTGGCAGCAACGCCTAGTGGGTCGGTATTACCATTAACAGGTAATGGGACTGCAAAGTTAAGATACAGAACAGAAGTAGCATCAATCATCACAAACACAAGTGTTACTATGACTAGACCAATGGCAGGAACTTCCTCAAGTACCTTAGCCTTTCGACAATTAAAAACAGGAACAGCTTTATTAAAGGGTTGGACAGTAACGGGATAATTTTATGACACAAGGATTTTATAAAAAACAAAACAACGAAATACAATATGCTCCTAATTATATTGAGGGTAATGGATATGTATTAATTTCATCTGAGAAAGACACATACGAGTATCCAGTAGATGGATGGTATTGGTTTAATAGCGAAATATTGGCAAATGATTTCTTCGTAAATGACTCTAAAAATTTTGTAACACAAAGACAACTCAGATTAGGGCTTTTACAGTCTGGAATTGACCCCGACACTATTACAGCAATGTTATCATCCAATAAGGCGGCATCAATTGAATGGAATTATGCCACAACAATTGATAGACAACATCCTTTAGTCATCCAAATGGGGTCAGCATTAGGAAAAACTTCTAAAGAAATTGATGATTTGTTTAGGCTGGCTAAAGAATTATAAACATATGAATAATCAGTTGAAGGATAGAGTCGGATTGATAGTTTAGACCGAGCTAATCTAAAACTAAAAAGACCTAGTATTTCTACTAGGTCTTTTTTTATATTTATACGAATTAAAAATTAACGATAACCTAAGAGCCAGAGTCTTTTGATTTCGGGGAATGAAGTATCAAATCCATTTGCTGTAAGTGATTGTTGTGTTGTCCCGGTAAGTACGGTAAAGAGTGATGAAGACTCGTCAGTAAACAATAGAGCCATTGTCCCACCGTTATAAGCACGATCTACTCTGAATGTAGTACCAGAGAATGCAGATAATGTTGCGAATGAACCTGTACCTGATGCGGGTGATACAGCAGAAGAGAGTAGAGTGTTAAACGCGATACCTCTTACTCGTTTTGAGCTAAGTGCAGGTGTTGTTCCTGCTGTACCTACTGTTAATAGTTCTACTGTTTTAAATGTACCAGAACTCGATAAAGACCAGCTTAAGTTAGCTGGGCTATCTCCAAATGCTGATAATGCCTGATTGTTAAAGCCGATGACTGCCATATTAATATTTATTCCTTTAGGTTGTATTTTTAATAAATCAGCGACTATCTGCACGACTTTCTATAAAATGTATATTTATCGTTGATACTTTAATAGTACTTCTTTTTTGGATGAGGTTGACTTATTAAAATGTGACACGGCAGCTGATGTACCTAAAACAACTCTGCTTGCTAATTTAAAACTGCTATCCATGTTATCACTTACAGCTTGCTCGTATGTATCGTTAATAACTATACCAACTCTTGTAACGGATGGTTTAATACTATTTACCAGCATTGCGTTTATAAACCTATTATAATCCTCAATATCCTTAAACAGTTTACCGTTATATCTCTCTACATTATAATACGGCGGACACGTAAATACACAATCATAGGTTTCTTGAGGTATAAATTTTGTACAATCATTATTATATAGAGTGCACTTATAATTAATAAACTTAGCAATAGTATTGCTACCCATGAACGTCTTATCCCACATATCATTATAGATATAATCAATATCAGAAAGATACGCACCTATTAGTCTGTGCCCCCAACCACCACACGGGTCATATATACACGATACATCTTCTTCATGAGCATACTTCTTTAGCCATAGAGGAGAGAAGTGTGAATAACCGGTGTGTATACCTGATATCTTAAAGCCTCTTAAAATCTCACGGTCTGTTAGTGTGTCTTTATTTAGATATTTTCTTCTATTCTCTTTCAGCTTCTGTTGTATGATCTTATCCTGCCACAATTCTCTTTCTACATCGAAAAAGTGTGGTTGAAACGTATGAACTAGACGATTCATTCCTATACTACACGTGTATTTTGCCTCACGTAACTTATATAACTCTAGCTCATGTCTGCATTGATCGTGTGTGTAAGCGTAAGTGAGATTTTTACTATCTCGCAACCACTTATAAACAGTATTTAATGATACAATACCTTCAAATAACTCTGCACACTCCGTTACAGTATTTTTACTTGCATATTCAACTACAGCATCTCTGAGATCTTTACACTTCATATTTTGCTTGCTTAGATAAATTATCTCTCTCCCATAGAGGTTGATAATTTGAGTGGTGACAAATCTCTTTAAGTAGATCCATATTAGAAACTTCCTTAAGCATTGCGAGTGGTTTAATGTGATCTAGATGCCAGCAATGATCACCTCTACCATGATTATCCCAGGACATACCTTCAACGAATTGACTTTCTATATGCACTCTAAACTCTTCTATCGAACAACCAAGATACTTTATTGATGGGTGTGAGCGAGATACATCAGAATATTTTACAGCTTGTCGTACATGCTCACGTATATTACATCTTAACTTATATAGAGGATCCTCATTATACTTTCTTCGAAATACACCTTTTGTTTTATCCTCTAAATACCGACTCTTTGACTTTATTAAATAATGCGCCCTGTTATCGTGTCTGTGTTGTTTGACATTCTCATTAAGCTTTACTCGCGCCTCTGCAGTCAGTCCTTCATACCATTCCTTCCACTTCTTTGGTGTTATACCCTGCAACTTACGGTATTCTCTATACTCTTTATTTCTCTTCTGTACCTCTTTATCGAGCTTTGTTTTTTGATGTCTCTCTTTACCTTTTTCTGATATCTCCTGCTTTACCTTTTTTGACGCGAGCCAATACCGTACATTCTCAGGCCAAACATTAAATTTTTCTTTCACAGTCTGTATACCATGCTTTTGCGCATAAGCAATAATTTCTTGCTTCTCAGTATCAGTATACTTCTTATTACGTCTAAACTCACTCACTATAATATTATTTAATCAAACCGAATATATTATCAACCTAATAAAAATAATAATTAGTTTAGTCCAAAAGTGAACCGCAGGCGCTTCGGCACCTGCGGTTCTTAGTTTGTTGTGTTGATTCTTAGAACACCAGATCTTAATAAGCTAACTCATTAAGACTCAATAGGTCAAAAATAGACCGACTGATTTGCTGGTGAGAACGCAATACCAAGACCCTGAACAATTACAACGTGGTAATAAAGATTAGCACCGAAGATATTATCAACGACACCATAACGTGTAAGCAAGCCGACACGTGGAGCGAAGTCATTCGGTCCGATTGTTCTTTGTACCATGATAGGAATGTATGGGCAGTAGATGATACCTGTATCATAGAATTCAGAACCCTTATACCCAAGAAGGGCATACTCAATACCACCGGAGTTAGCGCCACCTGTGGTGTAGCCGGATCCTTGATATTGTGATGTGTTCTGTACTTCAGTACGTGTATCACGGTAGACTGCGAATCTTCCACCAACTGAACCTACCTTGGCAATACCAACTGGTTGTGTTGATACGTCACCTTGAACAGGTACCCACTGAAATTCAGGGAGCATTTCAAGAATGGCGCAAACACGTGGTGTTGCAACAATGAAGTTAGCAGCGCCGCGTCTATTACGGACAGCAACTCTGTTTGCTTCAATGATAAGCTTTTGATAGAAGTCTCTATTTCTCTCAACGAGCCAGCGGCCGTCTGCAGAAGCAGGGGACCAGAACGAATATGAACCACCGTTAAGGGCGGATTGGATCATTCTCATGATCATTTCACGGTCGATTTCAGCTTGGATCTCATACGACATAGCGTTTGTGATTTCAGCATCGATATCGATACCATTCATATTCTTAAGGTCTTGCTCAAGTTCAACGGACCAACGAGCGCCAAGTCTACGAGTACCAGCTTCAACAGCTGTCTTTTCAAACTTGACTTCGATTTGTGGGATGTTACCAGTGATTTCAAATGCTGATAAGATTTGGGCAACGCCCTGATCTTGGTCAGCAAAAGTCCAGCCAGCAGCTGTGCTACCACTAAGTCTTTGTGACGATGCACCAGTGAAACGGGTATCAAGATATTGATAACCTAATTCTCTGTTAGCAACTGTACCGGCATAACCAGCACGTTGACCATCACCACCGGTACCTGTTGCAATGCTGCTACCATCAATACCGGAACCAAGGTTCTGTGATTGATAGGTATAACGAAGTGCAAAGGCAAGACCTACTGGACCAGACATTGGTTGAACACCAACAATCTCGTTCGAGATAAGTTCTGGGAATGTACGACGGATCATCGGGATGAGGATCTTTGGAAGACGTGCATCACCCGACGCATATGTGTCGGCTGAGTTGATTGCACCTGTTCCTGGATTGTAGTTACCTTGGCTTGTAGCACCAAAAACACCACCACCATTGGTGTTAGCTTCTTGGATGCACCATGCTTCTTGGTTCTCAAGTAGCATAGCTGTGTTCAAACGGGTATTTTCATCACGAATTTCTCTTACGGAATCTGACTTAAAGTCAAGAATAGGGGCCCACTTCTCAAGAAGTTGGTCTGCTCTTGTCTTGTCGACAAATGATTGTGTTGGACGTATGTTTCTCATAATTATATATTTTTCCTTTCGATTAACTCAGGCCACTAGTATGGGCCTCATTGTTCAGGGTTAAAAACTCTTTACCTTATTATTTATACTTTTGGAGCTCAGATAAGTAAGGATTTCCTGAAATTTGTTTGTTTTCTGTAGATTCTTTTAAAACAGGTGCATCAGCTTTAACGCTTCTTGTTTTAAAAGCTTCTTCTCTTATAATGTCGATATTTTCCTTTTCTTTCTTATCGAACAATCTAAGTGTGTAGTCAAAATTCTCTTCGATAAACTTAGGTGATTTATCGCTAAGAACTCTCTTTATATATTCTTTCTTTTTATCTGAAAGACCTGATGTCTTTGTTTCGATAAGAAGGGAAGCTTTTGTCTTAAAATAACTCTCTCTAATAAGAGCGTTTTCTTTTGAAAGTTCAGATACTTGTGTGGTGAGTGTATCAATTTGTTTCTTACCATCAATAACAGCATCTTGTACTGACTCACTCATAAGAGCTGAATCAATAGCTAATACCTTACGAAGATTACCGAGAACTTCTCTTGCTGTTCTATTCTTAGTAGCCTCAGCAATTGCTTGAGTTGGAATAGCTTCATCAAGAAATTCTTCTAAGTAATTAGAAATCGCTTCTGTAAGGGTAGCTTTAAATTGCTTAGCTTCTGTTGTAAGCTCACGCTCATATTTTTTAACAACTTTAACAAGCTTACCTGCGTTGCTTTTATCAACAGCTTCAACAACTCTTTTTAATTTAGTTGTATGGTCTTTGTCAATAGCAGTGATAAGTTGTTCGAGTTTCTTCGAGTAAAGATCGTCCTGTTCGGTAAGAGCAGCTTCAACAGTTAATTGAAGTTTCTTACTGAAAGCACTCTCAATAACTTGTAAAGATTCTTCAGAGAGAATCTGCGTTGCTTCGTCGGGTAGTATGTTCTTGACTTTCATATTAGAAGAGAGGTTCGTTAAGGGATGCACTAATTCTGTTTTCGATTTTGCTGTCCACTATACCTTTTAAATATTTATTGGCTTGTGCGTAGTTTTTAGAAGAAATAGCGTTGATAAATTTAGCAATACCAGAAGACTCAGAAACCATTTCTTCATCTTCCTTTTTAGCGAAGGGATTACCTTTACCTTTTGTTTTAGGTGTCTTTTTACCTGTAGCTTTTTTAATAGCCTTAGATTTTACACCCTCATATTCTTTACTAGGCGATTCTAGCTTACCGTCTTTATCGTAATCTTTTTTAGCTGTTTTCTTTGCCATATTATTATTTATATAGATTGTATGAATTTTAAGATTTGTTCTCTTAGAAAAAACTCCATATCCTTACGCGGGAGTTTAGAAATTGATTTTTCAAACCCTTCGTATACTTCTTCATACTTACCATTTACAGCAACAACCCACTGTTTTGATTCAAGTATACCATTAACGAACGCTTTTGGGTACGATGGGTCTGCTACACAGTCAACAGCAACAAGTTTAAGATTTCTAACTGTATTATGGGTAGATCCTTCTTCAAGTGTGCCTAAAGCTCTAGATGACATACCAACCTTTACCCCATCATTAATAAGTGACTTAACAATAAGACCGCAAGGTGTAGAAAGTACTTTTGATTTACCGAAGAATACATTATTATCTTCATACATTTCTGTTACCATATGACAGGCACGTTCTAGATCAACATCAGCAGTCGTTGGATGATTAAGCTCACCCATAGCTCTACCTGGTTTAATCATCTCTTCGTTATACCGGTGTACTTCCTGGCGTAACTCATCAATAGGGTATAGCCGCTTATTTTTATTAACACCTTCTGCCATCATATAAGGACCCTTAATAAAAAGAGTTGATGGTGCATTTCTATTGCTTTCCTCAACAACATATTCAAATTGATCGTTAAGGGCCGGTTTTTCTACTAATAGATTAAGCTTTAATGCCATATGTATATTTATGCTAGTACTAATATAATCTATCAAATAAGGTGCTTTTCAGTAAGGATTAGGAAATCTAAACCTTTTCTCCTACAGAACTCTTTAGCTGCAATCCATTTTGCTTGATTTACCATCCACGCTGACTGCTCATATATTAGATGAGCCTTATTTTTATAGTTCGTCTTTGGAGCTTGTGTTTGTTTAGAAGGTTTAATCTCAATTAAATAATGTTTTACATTATTACCTTCCTTTATCGATACAAAGTTATCTACAAAATATCTATGAGCTCTACCGTCTATCGGACTTATATACGGTACAATAACGTTTTCAGATCCCCATTTTATTACATTTGGATTATTATCACAAAAGCGCATAAATTTAAGTTCTAGTCCAGATCTATAAAACGCGGTTGTACCTATAAATTTGGCTTTATTAATAGGTGTAAATACACCTTGTCTATATTTTTTAGAACTCATCTTAATTCGCTATAAAAAATTGTTTCGCCATGCTTAAAATTATGCAGAGTATTAGATTGACGCTTCACTACATATTTACCGTTACGTTTTAATTTTGTTAGTGTTGGTTGTGAGAATTTTGTCTCTGTTAAAAATTCTCGTTCATTTTTATATTTGTATGTACCTAAATGTGATGTAATTGTAAACGGTTTACATCTCGGATCTATATAGTCTTGTCCCTTTAATTCATTTACTGTCTTACCCTTATTCCACGGTCCTTTATACGTATCACCAAATATTTCCTTTGCTGATTTGCCTTTACGTGAGTCAATATAGTCAGGATTGTTAAGCCGCTCTTTCATTGTTTTACTAACTTGACGTAAACTTGTTTCTTTTTGAGCTTTAAGCTCTGCTTCCGTAAATCCACACTCTTTAATACGATTACTTTGATTTATTCCTTTTTGTTGTTCTTTTTCTGTTCGGTGACCTGTATTTAGTCTTGTTCTAAGCGTATTAGCTGCTCTTTCTCGTATCTCGGTAGATTGTAATATTACTGATGTTTTTTTATTTCTTGCTTTCTCTTTATCAGTCTGGCCATGCAATCTAACTCTATCACTAAACGCTTTATTTCGTCTTAGACGAACATCTTCACGCTGTAGAGGTGCGCTTGTAGAATTACAATCTTCATCAATAAGATTTGCAAATTCCGTTGATTTAACTACATCCCACAGCTTCGAATATTTTAATCCATACTCAACCAGCTCTTCTCTTGTATCCTTGATCTCAAGAATAATAGTATTAATACTATTCCCATGCTTTGATAAATGACTAGTCCAATACGTACCTGATCCCTTATATTTAAAGCAATTATCCCTTGTGCCGTGGTGAAAACATAGATATTTTAACCCTGTCACAGTATGTTGTTTTAATAAAAGAAAATACTTTTTACCCATACATATATTTATGCTACGGTGACAGTAATCCACTTAGTTCTTATCTACTAATAATATAATATCAATTACAAAAAAACATACATGGATCTGAATCCCCGAAACCTGCTGATGCACCGGTAGTAAGCATATCTTCTAGTTCTTTTTTCTTAGCAGTACCCTCTTCCAGTAAGCTTGCATTTAGTGTACCGCCTCCTAATATAGCTACACCACCAAACTTACCTCTTACTCTACCAATAACAATCATTGTTAACGCGAGTGCGTACTCATATACCCATTGCTCCTTAACAAGATCACGTAACGGTCTCTCGAGGTAACATGAAATAACACCGTAAAACTGACTCGAACCGGGTTGTGGATACATTTGCAAGTATTGCGTTCTTGCATCAAACTTTAGATCACGTCTAGTTGCAAGGACTTTCTCGCGCGTATCCATCCACTCTTTCATTGTGTACCATGATACAAGATCGAAACCATAATTACCCATCGAATAACTAAAATAGGTTTGCTGCGCTAACGTTTGCTCTAAAGTAAATAAAGAGTTAATACCTTGGTTAGAACCTTCTTCGAAGTCTACTACAGCAGTAACTTTTCTATAATCCATTACATCGTAGTCAAATACATTAGAGTATTGTGTTGCTGTTGCTTCCTGTGATTGAAGTGATATTTTATTTGAAACTGACTCCTTAAATATTGTAGATAATATAGGACTGAATGTAACAATTTTTGTGTATAGTGGTAGATCTACTATTTCAAACTCTGTTAATCCGTTACTAAATACACTTGAGAGAGCAGATGAACCTGTAAATGTTGATGTACTTAACGCTGAAGTAGCTACATATACAGTAGACGGCTCCTCTATAGTAAAATCAGCTCCCGTCCATACAGGGGCATTTGCTATTTTTTGTTGATCAGTAAGACCGGCCTTAGAAAGAGTAAACAGATGATCAAGTCTTATACCTTTATTTTTTTCGTATAACGCTGAACTAAAAATAAGATATTCAGTTGTAAATCCTGCAAATTTAGAAAAATATTCGCAGGCGATCTGAATATTTTGAAATAGTTGATCCTGATGAACCTCAAGTGTAATAAGAGGATAACCAAGAGCTCTTTTAATTCTATCAGATAAATCGCCAAATGTTTCAAGTTTATTATTTAAATTAGTTGATTGAAACGCTGATACAGGTAATACTTCGCAAGCTAGAGCCATATAAGTATTTATCTATTATGCTGCTGGAGGAGGAGTTTCTGGTGCTGGAGTACCACCACCAGCTGGAGCTGCACCAGCCTCAGGAGGAGCGCCACCTAGTGCAGCTTCACCGCCACCAAATGCTGGTGGTATACCACCACCTTCCATACCACCCGCTTCAGCTCCCATACCACCGGCTTCAGCACCGCCAGTTATATCGGCAGCAATAATCTGCTCTCTCCATGCAGGTCCAAGTGAAGCAATCTGTTGTAGCTCCCATTGAAGCTCAGCATCCTTACGTAAAAATTCTCTATTAGCGAGAATATCTTTATCTTTCCATTGTAAATATTTCTTTTGTGCGTATGTCTTAGAGACAAATTCGTTAGATGCAATTGATGCAAAGTTACCTGCTTTCTGTTCAAGACGCTGGCTTTCACGCATCTCGTAGAAGTTCGTAGGTACATTAAAATCAACAACGATATTATTATCTGTAAGTTCAAGCTTATCCCACAGTCCCTTTAATTGTAAATGTGTAATAAATCCTCTTTTTATACCAGTAGCGAATCTTTGTTGCTGTCTAATAATAAATCTTGCCATCTTAAGTTCTTCTCTTAAGATTTCAGCACCATCTCTAAATGCATCTGCAGGGTCTAATCTAGATGTCGGTACTTTAAGCGAACGGTAAAGCTTTTTAATAAAATACATCAAGTCAGTTAATTCACCTAAATTTTGTCCACCTGCAAGCTGACTTACACTTGAGCCTTCTGAGCCCTGTCTTTTTGGAAACCAGAAAGCATCAAGCATTGATTGTGGATTAAACTTTTTAACAACATCATTTTGATCAATATCAAACGTTTTACTTGACCAGTAGTTGCTAATAAGCTTTTTAAGATAAGCTTCTGCTTTAGGTGCAGGCATATTACCAACATCAACATTAAATACAAGACGTTCTGGCGCTCTTACCAATCTATAGATAACAATAGCATCTTCAATAAGTGAAAGCTGTCTATAAGCGCGTCGAGCATTTTCTAAGAATGGTAAAACCATTGTCTTAGATTCATTCATAACACCAGAATTAATATATATAACTTGATTTTGATCAAGAGGTATATGCTCAACCTTTTCTTGCTTATCAGGGTGACGTGGATCAAAAATTGGCTTTCTATAGATAAATCCACGAACCATCATGTTTTGTATATTATTATATACAGGGTCAATTAATTCAGCAGGTAAATTAATTGCACCTAGAACACCTTCTTGAATATGGTCCTTATGTATAATAAGTTCAAAGAAAAGTTCACCCTCAACAAGTAGCTGTCTAAAGTATTGCCAACCTTTGTTTTTAAGATCAAAATATTCAGCAAATTTGTTAAACTCCTCATCGAGATTAGTTTTGTCTTGCGAGCTTAAATCTGTATGGCGTAGTTTAAGTATTACTTCTTCACCGTTCTCATTTGTATTAATAGTCTCATCACAAAGCTCATCCAATGCATCTGCTACATCTGAATATGCGGCTATCATCCTATAATCACGTAATCTACCACCCTTATTCTCCTGGATGTTTGCATACATCACCTGACCGAAAGATGAATCTTTACCTATGGACCCAATAGGTAGATTATTATATTCATTCGATATAGAAATCGAATTTTTAGCTAGAGCTTCTGTTCTTCTTAATCCCGCATCCGCAAAGATTTTATATTTTGGATTTAACTGATTATTATCTGTATCAATAATATTAGCATACGGTAGTTTATTTTGAATAAATGCTGCTAAACCTCTACCAAATGTTGACGAGCGACCGTCATTGCCTGTGTAGTTCTTATTTTGATTCGAAGTTGTACCATCCATCTACAACATATTTATTCACATGTTCGTAAAAGTAAAGTTATTTATGTTATAAGAGCTCGACCACCCAGCTTCATTATTTACAATAAAATTAAAATTGCACGCACCTGTAAGTGTGGGTAATGAAATTGTTAACATATTATCGGATAATATATTATAATATTGACTACTGAGAATATAACCTGTGGTAGACCCTGTATATTCGGAATTTATACCTGTTAATGTACCTATAATACTGCTTGTTGTGCTTAGTAATATCGCTGTTGTATGATTAAAATTAGTCCCATATATAAGAAAATTATTAGTGAAATTCTTATTAATATTAAAATTAGAAACTATTTCATGCAACTTACCTTGACCAGAAAGATTATAATATATGTTTGAAAATGTAGGTATTGCAGATAAGCTAACTGTCTCTATATTGTCAATCCCAGATGTTGCTGCAAAGAAACTATTATAATTGTCTTCATCAATTATCATATTCTTATTAACCGGTATAAAGTTAGAATCAATAAAATATATTCGACTTGATACATCATTTTTGTCTTTAAAAAGCCATCCCTTTATTGTAAAGCTTGTATCAGCTACAACTCTAAATTTTTCTGAATATGATATATCCGTTGGTTCAGTAAGTCCAATATTACCGCTCCACAGTACTTCAGAGCGTATTTCAACAATTTGTGATGGATCAACAGACGGTTCTTTCCATGATAAGATAATATACGGGTTATTATACGGTATAAAATTCGAAAGAATCTGATCCATATCTTGCATATAACGCGTTATAATTGACATACTTACCTCGATATTAATCGGTACAGGTGTCTTTATAGTACTATTATTAGTCTCACTAAGAGGGTTATAGACATTATCAAGTTTATTAAATACTCTCGCTGTATCGCGTGATATACCCGTTACGGTAACAGCAACAACAGGTAATGTAAGATTTTGCGCTTTATTAACAATGTCATACATTACCCTTTGCTTAGGCGCTAAGACATAACGAACTTCTATATCTTCGCGTGCTTTTCTATCGTTGTCGTATCGTTTTACAACTACATCATTAAAAGCACATAAAAATTGCGTGAGTAAATCTTTTACTTCGAAGTTATATGTATAATTACGCATCCATATGTATTTAGTCTACGCAAATCTATCTAAAAAGTATTTTGGAATCTTATGCTTATACTTTACAATATTTTCAACAATAGCTGCATCAAGAATGTATGTAATACAATGATCTTTATTAGAACGCACACCACGACCACATGATTGAATAAGTGAACTAAGCATTTTATTTGTATACCAGTTAAAGTCTAATTTCATCATTCGCTCTACACGCTTATCATTTGTAGGTAAATAAGGTGCCTTAATAATAATTTGAAAGCGTGCTAGATCGTCTTTTAAATCAACACCATGTGACATAGACGGTGATGCCATAATAGTTGGTTCAGTAGAATTGTAATGTATATCTAATAACTCTTCATTTCTAACACCTGGTTCACGGTACAAAATACGCGAACATTTAACATTATCCTGCAGATATTTTGTAATTGTATTTGTTTGCGTATGAATAAGTCCTTTATCGTTAATGTGATGCTCACAAATTTGTCTTACTTGTTCAGCAATCTTAGGAAGATTTGCCTGCATATTACTGTAATTTAGCTTAATCTTTGTATTTGCATATATAGGAGCTTTCTTAGGATCAAACGTTGACTCTGCCTCAATATATTTGAACTTATCAATACCTAACGTCTTACAAAAATTAACTGGATCGATAATAGTTGCCGACATAAGAATTACTTTATCAGCAAAATTAAAAAGATATTTAGATAATTGATCAACCTTAAGAGGCATAAAATTAATACCTTTTGCGGTTCGTTCAAAAAGGTACTCACTATCATGCCATGTATCAACAATAGCACGTAATTTGCTATGTAGAGTTAGGAGTTGAATCACTTCATTTTTCTTCTCGTTAATTGTAGCTGTAATAACCTTACCTGTTGTTTTAGCAATAGCATCACGTAGATCTTCGACTTGATCTTCAATATCCTGACAGAGAGTATTTACCCATTTACCTACTTTACCGTAGTCAGTATTACTTGGAAACGGTCTCACAATAACCATAGATTTCTTAAGAAAATCAAAATTAATTTGACATGAAAATGCTTTTACAAGCTGGTCTTCAAGCTCGGAAGCTTCATCGCAAATAAGATATTGCTTTCGCTTTACGTGATCTGGTAATGCAAAAAACATATTATAGTTGAGGGTTGCAAACTTAGATATGATTGCTTTATTACGAGCATTATAATAAGGGCAGGAGTTACGCTTCCAACAATCTTCCTTAAGAGATTTAATATGCACGCATGGTGCACTTTCTACAGTAAAATTATTATCGTAGCTACATTGATAATTTGACTTACCTTTTAATACATCTACTTCGTTAAACAATTCTTTATATTGATCCTGTAGAGCCTTAGTGATTGTCAATGCAAATGCTCCGAATGGCTTTTCTTCTGCCGCTTCATCTGCATTTTGATATCCACCGAGATTGTTGTGCTTGTATATCTGATAAGATGTTACAAGATCTTGAAATTCTACAGAAGGCTCCGTCGAATCGTTACCAAGAGTCTTAGAAATAAACGATTTACCCGAACCGGTAGGAGCACTACATACAACAAATTTATAACCTTCCTCAAATGCTTGTTCTAGACTCTTTACGAGTTTAACTTGCGATTTATTAGGGGTGAATGTTCCAGGGAATTTACTAAGTAGACCAGTAAGCATATATGATAATGATATAGAAGTTCCCTTTAATTTAAAGAGGTAAGACTAACAACATTATCATATATTTTATGCGACGAATTTATTTTACAGGTTTTTAATTTTCCTATTACCGGTTGCGTATTATTACACAATGAGCTAACTTTATAGTTAAGAGTGCATCTACCTGCATCGGTATAATCAATAGAAAACGGATATGGTAGCTCAAGAATTTTACTTTCACCTTTATCAGTTTCAATATAGAACTTAATAAAATACTGCTTTACATTAAACAATTTTAATTTACCCGTTTTTAAAATTTTATTATCACATTTAAATATAACTTTTGATTGTAAAAAGTTTTGTAGTATTTTATTGTAGTGCTCTAAACTCATGAGTTCATAAATTGTATTTTTTGATCTGTTGACATAGGGTATATCTCATTATTAAATGTCTTCCAGAATTCATCGTTTGCTGGCATTTCTCTTAATACGTCTACTTGATCCGCTGAAACTATTCTATAGTTCTGCATTAATATATCCCAAACAACACAAACATTTTTTACTGCTTCATTTATTTGTTTTTGATGCTTTGGAGGATTGTAATTCAGTACAATTTTACCATTCGTAGAATTAAGTAGATCGAATGATTTTGTACAAATCATTCTTCTTGTTGGTGATTTATCAGCAGACTTAATACGTCTTGTAAATCTTAAATCAAGTACATTATTAAGTAATAATGTTTCAAGAGTCTGTCGCGTTACTATCATTTTCTTTTGCTTTACAAATTCCGAAGATTCTATTTTCGTTTAAAAATACACCGTTACTTACAATACCATAATCTTTGATTGCCATATTAGCGATAGTAATACCTAAATTACTTGGAAACACAACGATATCACCAACCTTAGTATATTTAACTTCTGGTCCTACGAGAATTACTCTTGCTTTTCTCCACGCCTTTGACATTGTATTTGTTGGAATATAAATTCCATTTCTTAGGATTCCGTCTTTATCAGGAGCTAAATCTACATATTCTACTAAGACAATATCGTCAAAGATAAATGTTAGCTCTAAATCCTCTAAACCGAAATCTCCGTCTGAGTGTGATGAAAGATCGATGAGACTTCTCATCGGCGCTAGTGTGTCGATACTTCTTGATGCCATATAGTTAATTAGGTAGAGTTTTAATAAAGTCAAGGTATATACTCACCTCACGTTGTGATATCATTTGATTCCGAGCAAGGATAGGAATATTTGTATCTTCTTTTTCTTCTTTCTCTTTCTTCTTTTTCACGTAGGAAATCTTTTTATATTTACACGTAGGTAGTAAGTGATGATATAATTTGTATTGTTCATTTTTATCATCGAATAAACCTGTAAACCTATTAAATGTTTCATTCACAAAAACAGCTTGAGGCTTATCGTAAAATGAAATCCATCTATTTAGCATATAAGGAACAAACGCTTGAAGACCTTCGTAGTCGAGATCTTCAGCGTTTGTCTTTTTACTAAAAACTAATTTTCTTAGTAAATCAAAGAAGTTCATACAATCACTTTTGTCGTCGCAATTTGTTGATCCTTAATTTCATTATTGAAGTAGTTAACTACCTTAGCAATAAATACTTCGATTTGTTCATCACTAAGATTAGAGCTATATGCAAAGCCTGGAGCTTTCTTACCAGCATTAACATTAATGCCTGTATGACCAATCGCTACATTATCCTTTGAATATGTAATAGATACACTTACCTTACCTACCTCGCGTTCAGTTTTATCTGAGCCAAGAAACTTATCATGAACCATAAGATCATCACCTTTCATCTGAATAGGTCTTTGAATAATATGTGACAATACGTTTGCAATAGCTGTATTAAGTAGACGTTGAAAAGCTACAGCACCAATAGGGCAAAGATTAGGAATCTCCCAACAGAAGTTAATAGCGTCGTCACTAAAAATATAATCTTTAGTAAGCGAATCTTCAAGATCGATTAGGTTATCACTAACGAACATTGGCGCTCTAAATGCAACAATATTACCGTAAGGTGACACTTCTTTATTAAAGAAGCGGTATGCAAAGCGGGAGTGAATTAAATTCCCATTATAAATCGGATGTTCAATAATCATACGATTATTATATAATATTTAAATATTATTTCAAGCTTTAAGGTTAAGATATGTTCGTTTAATACCTTCCTGTAATCCTAAGAACGTAATAGGTAGTTTACATTCAGTACCGATATACGGTGTACATTTAACTGTATCGTTTATTTGAATGCGCACTTTATGTATGTCTAATTTATTAATCATTACCGCTATTTCACTTAACCAGTATTTTTCCTTATAAACACAATCGGTAAGTTTTGGTGGGTTAGTGTTATCAATATAAAATCTTACTATAGAAAGTAGATCTTCCATATATATAAAATCCATATATTTATCCTTATATATAACTTGATCTCTATATAACCTATAATTATTAATATTGTTTTTTATAAATCTCGTATCTATATCATTGTGATCAAATAACCCGCAAATTCTTAGATTATAGAACTTAGGTTCATCTTTAATATATTGTGCTATAATATTCTTACTCAAGCCATAAACACTACTATATAAATCATACTCTGCTATTGAACCAAAGCTTATAAACTTGTTATACTTATCTTTTTGATATAAAAGATTAAAAAACATTTTTATATTATCAGATAATATATTATCCGTTTCAGGTATTAGTCTGTTTCCTCCTGTAATAGCTGTATGTAATACAATATCAAAATGTTTACCTTCAAACCATTTATTGACAGCGGCTTTATCAGTTAACAATAAGTCCTGTCTCCCAATACATGTAATATTATGATCGGTAGATAGGAATTGTACAAGTGCTTTGGATAAGTACCCTGTCTTGCCGGTAATGAGTATATTCATTTTTATTTTTCCTTATTATAATCACCAAACTCAACTAGCATAGTACTCCTACCATCAACTCTGTCTAGTGCCTTTTCATAGGCAGGTATAATATCCTCTGGTTCATTAAGCTCGATTATATCGAGTGTTTTGCACATATGTCTAAAGGCTTCTGCAAAATTACCTTTATGTTGATCTTGTGGATCGACAGGTCTTTCACTTCCTACCGCTACACGTATTATAACTTTTGGTGTACATTTACCTCGCGACATTGAAGCAAATTTATCGAGGTGGTTTACAATCTGATCTGTACCCATCAGCAAAAAGTTCCATCTTGGAAAAATAGATACTGGTATCATCCCTTCTATAGCCATACCATTTACAATACCTGATTGTAAATATTCGGCAACAGGAAATTCCATTTTTTTATGTGAAGGTAGATGTGCTAGAGATTCATAAAGTCCTGTACCTTCATATTCAACAGCTTGACCTATAAAGATTGTATCAGGATGCTCAGCAAGCAATGTCATTGCTTTTTGTAGTTCATTAAAATATTTCATATATATTAAAATTGTACACGTTTACCAGCTCCTGCATGCGGGTACATTGTATTGTCGTATTGATAGTAAATAAGGTTTTGCTGTCTTGTTATACCACCTTTATATTTTTCATTAAGATAGTATGGTGTCTCTCTACCCCATATAGGAGCTGTAGGAGTACATACAGATTTTTTATTATCCTCTACAATAAATGTTATAGGTAGATTATGATTAACACTATATTTGTATGCTTCATGAAATGCACCTGTTTCAGCACTCATATCTCCAACCCAGCACCATACCTTGTTAGGTTTGTTTTGTAACTTAATAGATAAAGCAATACCAGCTGCAATAGATGGAATACCACCTACAATTGAGCTACAAATAAATTTATACTCTGGGAGTGTTACTACCATTGATTTACCGCTGACAATATTTTCTTTAAGAACCTCTGTTGGTATACCTTTTAATAATCCTTGATAATGATTACGCCACGTACAACATACCCAATCATCATTTATATTGATATCTTTAAAAATATCAATCATAATAGATTCGTTACCATGGTATAAATGGACAGGAGCCCTAATCGCACCGCTATCAAACGTATCACCTATTTCACGTTCAAACTTAATTAATTCTTCAACAGTTACCATATATACTTTTCCTTATAATAATCTACAATCATGGGAAGTTCAACATCAAAATCTGCTGAAGGTGACCATCCTAGCGAGCGTAATTTACTATCATCGAGAGCGTATCTAAGATCTTGACCTTCTCTATTATATGAGAAATCAATATAATCTTCAGTCTTTTTATTTTCATAGAGCTTAACTATCTTATCAAATGTCTGATAGTTACTCTGCTCGTAATCGCCGTTAATGTTAAATATCTCGTCCCTTACACCACTCTCTATAATTGTGATAATTGCTTCTGCTGTATCACGAGCATGTAGCCAGTTACGTATAGGTGTACCGTTGTTGTGTAATGGAAGTTTCTTATTAAGTTCTATATATTTACACGCTTTAGGAATTAACTTCTCTACATACTGCCCTATACCGTAATTATTAGTTGGTCTTACGATAACATAAGGTATATTATATGTTCTGTTCCATGCTAGTACTAACATATCTGCAGCAGCTTTAGTAGCTGAATAGGGGTTGCTAGGTTTTAGCAAATCTACCTCCGTGTGAGCACCTTCAATGATATCACCATAAACTTCATCCGTACTAAAATGTAACAGTACTGGTTTCTTATTGGTCTCTTGTCTATAGTTTTTAATTAACTCGAGAATATTATGTACACCGGTGATGTTCGAACTAACAAACTCATCACTGTTAGCGATTGAATTACCTACATGCGTCTCAGCTGCTGTATTTATAATATAATCACACTCATAGAGAAATTTTAATTCATTCAGATCGCAATTAACAAATGAAAAATTAGAGTGTTGTTTAAATTCTTCTAGTAAGGATTTATTAGCCGCGTATGTCATTTTATCTACACCCTTAACATACCACCCTCTCATGAGGCAAGCTCTTGTGACATATGATCCGATAAACCCGAGACAACCAGTCACGTATACAACTTTTTTCATATCAATAATTTATATACGTATTTTAATTTTTCAATGTGGTGAATCTATAAATGTGTATTTTATATGCGGATTGATAGCTAGAGTATAGGCAGAAACATTACTTGATGTAATGATAATTTCCTCACACTGCGCAAGTGAGATAGCATCCAACATAACATCAGTAATTAGCTTTTCTTTGTTATCAACCCCACTACTGTGAATAGCAATCGACGTATTACTACGTGTTATATTATCGTTAATAATAACCTTATCTCCATACCTTTGTTGAAAACTTTCAACGTATCTTGCTTCATCAGTAGCAAGGAATATTTTAGTATATATACCTAATTCTATTTTATCGTCAATATGTTTAAAATATTCATCTAAATTAATTAATGGACCGTGCTGCCAGTGATCTGTACCTCTTACATGCACACCGAGGCAGTTATCTGCTTTAGCGCATAAATTTTTTAACTGTATGTATATAGGGTTACTAAAGTAATTAAAATGTGCTAGAATATTATTGGAGTTAATAAATTTCTCTCTCTCATTAAACGGTTGATAGTATGTAGCGCCAATTGATATTGCTGTTAATTCGTGATCGTAACTATTATATTCAGGTGTTTTAAAGAAAAATTTATGGAATAAATTTTCATTGTTGTTCTGATAGTATACGTTATTCCACACAAAATTAAAATTGGTAATATTATGTTTTATAATAAAATCCAGACAACCAATTATAACATTAAAATCGGAGAAAAATCCCGAGCTAACATACTGTACAAATTTATAGTTCATTATTAAAGATTTAATTTATTATTAGATAGTATATTAACACGTTCTGCTGTAGAGAGACCTGTTAAATGCGCTAAAAAGCAATCAGGCGTCCACGGTTTAATTATACCTGATCGGTTATTATCGTTACGCCATGTACCTGTATCAACAAGAAATTCTGGTACACTATTTAAAAATTTATGTGGTAATATATTAAACATTGTCTTATTGCTATCTAGTTCATTATAGATCTGATTTAATGTACCTTGCTCAGCCATAATATCATTTAGTCTATACTGACTCACAGCAAGAAATCTGTTAAACAAATTTTGTGTATCATTAGTTTTACGAATTATAAAATTACCTGTACTAAAACTATTAAAGTGCATCCAATCATACGATGCAATAAAGCACGCTTCGTTTTGTATAAAATCTTCAATTTTATAATCCATATTTGTAATAATAGAGTCAGCATCTATCCACATTACGTTGTCGTAAAATCTTAACTGCCTAAAGGCCATCACAGCACGTAAAAATCCTACATGTGACGAATTAAAATTACATTCCGTATCTGCAGCAAAAGATCTAAGGGCCAGTAGATCATAATTATGCTTTTTACAATATTCTTGCTTTGAAGGTAGTGTTAAATCTAGTACATCTATCATACTTTGATCACTGCCAGTTAGTATTAGAGTTTTCATTTTGTAGTAAAAAAGCTGGTTAAAATTTCCTCAATATAATCTAATTGATCATCTGTAATAACTGGACTGGTTCCGAGGAAGAAGGTATCTGTTGTTACTTTTCTAGCATTAGGGTAGTTCTTAATAACCTCATTTACATCCATTAAGCCTTCGTACGCTGGCTGTAACATAATATTACCTGCGAAGTATGGTCGTGTTTGAATTTTATTACTTTCAAAGTGATTAATAATATCACGGCGTTTAAAGTTAGCATTATCTCTAATTGTTACTGCAAAAGCAAACCAACTCGGGTCACTCTTTTCAGTAGCTTTAGGTATAATAAAATACTCTTCATATTTAGAAAATATTTCACATAAACGCTTATGATTATGCTTACGTCTTTCATTGATATAAGGTAGTTTTTTAATTTGCTCAAGACCCATTGCTGCTTGAACTTCAATAGGTTTTAAGTTATAGCCAATCTCGTCATATACATACTTATGATCAAAAATTTCATCAGGTAAGGATGGCAACCAATTATCAAATCTACTACCACATGTACCATTTTTAAGCAACCCTGCCTTCATTCCAATACAGTAACAACCTCGACCCCATTCTCTAAAACTACGTGTTACAATTTCTTGCTGATGAGTTTTACAAGCAACAAAACCACCTTCACCCATTGTAATATGATGAGCAGGGTAAAAAGAACAGCTAGCAAACTCACCGAATGAACCGAGAGGTTTACCGTCGTATGTTGAGCCGAGAGCGTCGCAACAATCCTCGAGAAGAATAAGCTCGTATTGTTCTACAATTCTCATCAATTCATCCATGTTGGGAGGATTACCTAACACGTGTGCAAATGTAATTGCTTTTGCTCCTTTTTTGGCTTGCTCTTCAACTTGTTTAAGGTTTAAGTTAAGAGTATCGAGATCAATATCTACAAACAACGGTTCAAACCCCAGTTGAAAAATAGGATTAATAGTAGTAGGAAAACCTGCGATTGGAGTAATTACTTTAGTACCTTTTTGAAGATTATATAATCGCTTAGATGTGAGAGCAGACATCATCAGTAAGTTAGAACTGCTACCGCTATTAGTTAAGATACCGTAATTTTTACCTACAAGCTTTGGAAACTTATTTTCAAAGCTAATACCTTTTTTACCTAGAACCAACCAACCTTCAAGTAGCGTTTCAATAGATGAAGTATATTCATTATCATCAAAAAGTGGACCAGCATATTGAACCCAGTCTTTACCTGCTGTCCATTGCTTTGCTGCCTGTTGTTCGTGGATATATTCTTTAACGAGGGCTAAGATTTGTTCTTTTTTCGACATTACAAATTAATTATAATATGTTTTATATTGGTATCAACTCATTTTATTGCAAAATCATGTATACCCATCCTCCAATCACCGAGATTAGGTATGTTATGTTTTTTAGTTTGCTCTACAATGTATAAAAGTTTATAATTATCTTTAACGTTTTCAGTTGAGTATATATCTTCCCTTACTTTAAGAGTTACGTCAAAATCTTCATACAGCCATGCAAAGTTATTAACAGAAATATCATAATCACCTACGTTAATAATACCAACACCATGTTCAAGATTATTAACGTAATCCCAAACCTTCCAATAATACTGCTTTATACCTACCCATCGTTTATCTAACCACTGCAAGTGTGCAATAAAAAGATCCGAAGGATCGATACGAGTACCTTTTGAAACAGAAGGCATATGAGAGGAATGACTAAAAGTCTTACCAAATTTAGAATTTGGTATAAAATTACCTACTCTATCATGAAACGAATCTCTCCAAAAAGAATCAACACGGCGTTTATTTTTACCTGTATATTGAATCCACTGACACATAAAGACTGTATCTAAATTCTTATCTAATATATCTTCAAGCTCCGCTTTTGTAGCTTTACCGTCAAGATACTCATCAGTATCTAAACATATAACTTTATTGGAGTAACTATATGCTGCATCAAATAGCTGCTGCCTCATACTTGTTTCCCATTCACCCATATCATCAGCTGTTTTTGCTTCAATAATCTCAAGTATATTATACTTTTCTTTATTTGCTTTAAGATATTCAACTGTATCATCGGTAGAATTATCACTCAAAAAAACAAAACCATCAACATATTTTGACCAAATAGGCAGCATTTCTTTTATTAAAAAGCATTCATTTCTGGTCATTGTCATTTGTACTATCATAATGTTATATCGTCTGTATCTACTTTTGTCCAATCCGGAGTAGCATTAAGGTATGCAGCTAGTTTTTTTACATCCTCTACTCTTTTATCCTTTAAAGAATACCAGAGCTTATCACTTATTTTATTAACATCAGCAATAGCCATACGTTCTGCTGTTTTATCATGAGCACTTTTACCAAGAACCCAGTGTCTATGTTCAATCATAATATCACCTCGATATACCAGTCTATCAAAAGCACTAAATAACTGATGTAACCATTGATCAACCCAATTAATTTTAAATTCTTCTCTCATAAACCCGCCTAACACTTCTGCATATTTTCTATGGCAAAAGAGGTTGACAGCTAGCTTAGCACCATGACAGTCATCATTACAGTGAACAGCTTTAATATTATCAAGAGGTGCATCTTTAAACTCTTTTAGGATTTCGAGGTCCCAGTCTTTGGTTTTAAAGACCATATCGTCGCCAATCATAGATATAATATCTTCTGTAGATTCGTCTGTTAGTATATTCCATAGTTTACCTAGACCGAGAAATTTTCCTTCATTTTCAATCTCTATAACTTTTAAGCAGGGGATTGCGGTTGATACTTTTTTTATTGTTTCAAGAGTTGGATCATCTTTATCAACACCATAATATACGGTAATGTTATTAATATCATTAACTGTTGTTAATATCGAGAATAATAGCGTAAGTCTATTATTCATCCTTTCTCGTGTTGGTACTAAAATAGCGATTTTCATTTTTTAAGTTGTTTAATTATTTGTATAACTTGCTCCTTTGTAACATGCGGAGGTTCATTAGGGTAATGTCCGTGCTTTTGTTTATAAATTTCTCTACCACCGTATACATTTTTATGCCATTGTTCATTATCGTTAGCAATAGATGAATTATTAATAGCATCAGGCGCTTCAGTTAGATATTTGTGACTATCGTGTAAATCTGCAAACCACCAAAATGGTGGGTGGTAACCTGCTTTAATAATTCGATATGTATGATCAACATGCTCCCATGCATTAAAGAAATCGTCATCAATAAACCCTACCTTCTCCAGTACCTCTTTGGTAAAGAAAGAAAACATAGCGACTGTATGTTCAAATAGGGATACCTTTATATCCCCGTAGTCTATAATGAGCTTAGGATTTGGTTCTGTATGTTGATCTAGTAAATGTCTATTGTGTAGATCGAAATTCTGTATTGATTGCTTACGATTGAATGGTGAACCAGGACCATAGTTAAAATGATGTATACCGCTAGCTTTATGAGCTTCAATATATCTATCAAAAATAGTAGGATCTAAAATGAGCATATCATCTTCAATTATAAAAATATAATCGCAACCCTTATCTAAGAGATGCTGCATAGCTTTATTTTTTGATTTACCTACACCTATATTAGCTTCGTTATTTACCCACTCTCCGAATGGTAATTTAAAATTTTCTAAAGGGGAGCCGTCATTAATAATAACCAGTTTATCTATAGAAGTCTTACACTTAATTAATGTATCTAGTAATCCACGTAGGTAGTCGGGTCGATTACACGTAATTATACCAACGCCTACCTTACCTCTTACATCGCTCATTACATTGTTAATTATATCTCCACTAATAAAAGATCAACTGTAATAAATACATATATGGCGTGCACAAATGGTACTAAAACATACGTTAATATAAAAGAGCTTCCCGAAATAAGTGATATTAATAATGGTGACTTTTTAATTGTAGAAACAACTAACGGTACAACTATATTAGATTATCAAAATTTCCTCGTAACACTAGATAATACTACATTTGCGGACCAGATCACAACAAATACAACAAATATTGTTACTCTTAGTACAGATTTAGCATCTCTAAGTAGCTCATCAGCTACTGTATCTCAATTTAATACGCTAAATTCTGCTGTTACAGCTCAATTTAATACCCTAAATTCTGCTGTTACAGCTCTTACATCTACAACAGCAACAGATACATATGCTGTATTTAGTTTATCAGGGTATAATAATAATGGTCTCAAACTTTTAAGAGGTTCTAATATTTACTCTCTACAAGTCAATCAGGTTTCTCCTAGCTTATCTAGTGTAAAAATAACCTTTAATAATCGCTTCTTAGATAGTAATTATGGATATACTATAAATACACAATTATCTACTATTGCTGGTCCTGATTCACTTAGTGATATTACTACGGATTATATTAATATCTATATAAAGGATAGATTTTATAATAATAACTCGCTCACTGAGCGTGCTACTATTAGAATAGTGGGCGGTCAGACTGCTTGACCGGTATACTAAATTTCTTAAACAGCTCCTTTTCTTTTTCTTCCGCTTCAAGAGCTGCTTTTTGCTGTTTAACGAGTGTTTCTAGTTCAGAGAGATTATCAGAATTAAAGATAGAATGTTCATCACCATATAATTCGCCAGTAGGTGTGAGATAATCCGAGATCATATCAATACGCTTTTGTGGACTTGTAGGTAGCACAATAATACCCGGAGAATCATCTTTAGGGTAGAAAATATCTGCATCATAGTTTTGACGATATTGAATATATAGCGCATCAAATATTTCATCAATTTCTTTTATATATGTTTCATCAGTTTCACGAAGACTATCATCAACGATTTTAATAGCTGGATCATACTTTAGAAGTAAAATAAGGTCTAAGTGTCTCATTGACTCTCTAGTAAGCTTGATTGCTTTATCTACATATTCTTTTGTAAAGCCTTCAACCTCATGATCATGAGCCCAGAGAGTATACGCAAGATTATCAAGTGGGCACCTATCAAATACAATGTTAGAGTTAGCGTCGGTAGACTGTAATTGATCTAACATAAAGTTAAGAATATCCCACTGTGTATCAATTGATGTACCGGATGAGTGAGGTAAATTCTTTTCTTTAATAAGATCTCTATAGGTCTTAGAGGGTGTTTTGTAGTTAGGCCAAACAGCCAATATATTATCAACAAGTGTGGACTTACCGGTGTTAGCTGTACCTGAAACTGCGATTCTCATACTTATATATAGTTTATGTTACATATTTTTCAAGAACGAAGCCCATTCATCCTTGTAAATATCAAAAGATAACCCCCTATTTGGGTTATAAGGCTTATATTTAAGCTTTAACCCAGCTTGTTCGGGGGTAAGAGATGCTTTTCGTGAATTGGTTAACCGACAACAGCAAACCATATTTTCCCATGTATCAGTACCGCCTCTGCTTTTAGGTATAATATGGTCAACACTAAGATCGTCTTTAGAAAGTTTTTTACCTGTGTATACACATGTAAAATTATCGCGTTTAAGAATATTTTGTTTGGTAGGAAATGATACACGATTATATACGATTTTATCATATCGAGCACATACTACCACGGATGGAATACGAATAGGTCCACGGGCTGTTTGAATATATTCGTCAAACGGTCTTATAGGTAGTTCTAACCATTCTTTTACACTCGGGATAGGTACAAAGTAATCTATAACCTCCTGATTAATTTTATTTTCATCTGTAGTTTCATAACTAATATCAAGCGGAATTACAGATTTTGAAAATATATTACCAAAGGTTCTTTCAATATCTTCTACGGCAATAGGGAAGTAGTATTTATTTAATACTAGTATTTTACTTTTCATTAAACAGATAACGCTTTGTCCCACACAAGTAGATGTAGTCTAGGACTAAAATTAACACACATTGCCTTAGCATATTCAACAACAGCCGGTGCTCTTTCGATATGCTCATTACGTGATCCACAACAAGGCATAAACCAAATACGCTTTAGAGGTACGTTAATTCCATTACCATCTAAGACATATTTACGCCAGATTTCATCAATATCTTCTGAACATGTAATAACAAACTTAAAACCAGATCCATTTTCCTTATGCCATTTGAGAACTTCAGGTTTATATGTTTTTTCTTCCGGATCGCCGTTTGTAGTTAGCTTAGGTGAGGTAGTAAACGTAGCTTTGAATTCTGTTACCCATCTAGGATCAGGCATAATAGTTGCATTTGTTTCAAAATCTATTTGAGGTAAGAACTGATACTTTATCACAAAAGCCTCAATAAACTTAATAAGTTGCTTACCAGATACAAGAGGCTCACCTCCTGTAAGCTTAAAAATTGCACCTTCTCTAAGATGATTAATATGATTACCTGTTTCAAGTAACACAAAGATTTCATTAAAGGTCATTTTATTTTTTACTGACCACGAAATATACGAGTCGCAGCCATTAGGTGAATCTTCAGAAATAAATGCAGCACAAGTTAAGTTACAACTAGCGAGCCTCATAAAAACAGAAGGTTTCCCAACAAACGCTCCCTCCCCTTCAATCGTATAGAAGACTTTGTCGCTAGAGAGAAATAATGTTTCTTTATCACAATCGATACTCATAATTATATTAATTATAAAATAAGACATATCTTAATCAAGCATTTTGATTAAATATTATTAACATGACCCGTAAAGTGGCGCGAAAGCGCAAGCCTGCTGGTTTGGAGGAAATTTCAGATATTGAAGCTTCTTTTCAAAAAAACTGGATCCTTGATTTTAAAATCAAGAAACCTTTCCACTTCAACACTAATCATCAACAGTTCTTTAATAGTATAAAGCACGATGATACAAATATGGCTTTTGTAGCTGGACCGGCAGGGTCTGCTAAGTCATATATTGCTGTGTTAGCAGGACTTGAATTACTCAAGGAGAAGAAAATAACAAGTATTATATACATTAGGTCTGTTATTGAATCGGCATCACGTAGCATTGGAGCTCTACCGGGAGAGATAGATGACAAGTTCTCACCGTACGCTATGCCTCTTATTGAAAAAATAACAGAAATTACAGATGCTAGTACGTGTAATAACCTTAAAACAAATGAGATTATTCGCGCTGTACCTGTTAACTTTGTTAGAGGTCTCACATTTAACGATGCTTTAGTTATTGTTGACGAATCACAAAATTTATCTTTGAGCGAACTTATAACAATTCTAACACGCTTTGGTAAAAATACAAAGTATGTTATTTGCGGCGATTTAAATCAAAGTGATATCGGCAAACTGTCCGGCTTTAAAGAAGTTTATGAACGTTTCGATACAGACGAATGCGTGGATCATAAAATACACGCATTCGAATTTGGAGAATCAGAAATCGTTAGAAGTAAGATTCTCAAGTTTATCGTTAAGGTACTAGAAGCTAAGCAGCGTTAAGCACCCCATGATGTACCTGCAAAGGGATTACTCATTCCTTGTGAAACTCCATTACCAACAGCAGCTCCTCTATTTGGAGCGGACTGCTGTTGAGTTACTGTCTCAACGGGGGTCGTTACAGCGGGTTGTAAATCTGCTTCTGCATTAAAACTATATGTTGTCTTGATTGTCTCTTGTTCTACAGCACTATTAGACTCTGTATATACAGCAGAATTATCCTCATGTTCAAAGACTTCAACCTTATTAACCCAGCACCGACCGTCAGTAAGACTACGTACATGTTTATCTGCAAGTTCAAATACAGTCTCAGCTGCACGCTCAATACCTACACCCTTATCCATAATACGAAGCTGAATAAGTCCACGACTATCAAGATCTTTGAAAATATCTAGTGATGGATCATCTGCTGCAATGGTAGTAGTATGATCAAAAAGATTATTAAGTGTAGCCTTAAGCTCTTTTAATCCTCCAAAATCTACTGCCCACCCCTTATCATCTAAGGATGAACAACTAAACCATAGTTTAGCTTTTAGCTGATATCCATGAAGAAAACGACAATGTGAATGAGATGCACGCCATTGTCTAAATGCACAGGAGCCAAGCTCCATTACTTTTGTTGACTGAAAAACAGGTTTCATATCAACATTGTAATTACTATAATAGCTTAGTCAACTGTTCGAGTAAAACTTTTTGGGATACTTTAACTTTTTCTGTTAATCCACGTGTTTGTAATACTTGATAAACACTTTTAATATCATCTACGTCAAGTACATCCTGAACGGCTGTTTTATTCGTAATATCCATAATAACCCCATCCATGTCCGTCGCACCTGGTGATAGCTTATTTGCGTATTGTTGTTCACTAATACCTAGATTTTTGGTAATAATAGTTGATAATAAAGCAACTGTAATAGCAGTACCTTTAGCTTGGTATTTTTTTATAATACTTTCAAACGTGGGGGTTTCAGATTTTTTATTTTTTTTACTTTTTTCACCTTGTACCTGATTACCCTTTGCATCTCTTACATCCATTGAAAGTTCGTTTTCTTTCCCACCCCTAAAAACATAAGCATAATATATTTCTGATGGCGACGAGCCACCTGATGGTTTAAATCTTTCTGCTTTAAAACTAACTATAAATCTATTTGTATTTGTATTAACTTTGGGTAAATATTGAACATTTTGTGATGCAGTTGTATCTTTTTTAACCTCTAAAACCTTTATACTGTTGGGGTTGAAGGTTTTGTAATATGATATTTTTAATTCTTGTAAGACGAATTTTTTTGGATCCGTAATTGGGGATGCATTCGGCCTTAGTTCATATAAACCTTTAGCTATACCCGTTACTGGTGACGATATTGTCTTAAGTGGTGCTGTTAGTGTATTAAACCCCTCTGGATCTAATGCATATATACCTTTTCCAACCGCTTTCATAGCTCGACCTGCAGTTCTTATCTTATTTAAAAATCCTTGTTCTAATAATTTCAACTGTGAAAGCTTATGCATATCTATATTTATAGTTGATATTATGAATATACGATATTATAATCTGATTATGGATGATTCTGAAAATACCGAAATTGGAGATATCGTTAAGCTACCATATGCTAACGGTAATGCTCCCCGTACAGAAAAGGAAAAGCAAGCTATTATTAAACGAGCTGCTAAGGCTTATGAAAAATACATGGATGCTCTTGGATTTGACTGGAGAAATGATCCTAACTCGGATAATACTCCAATGCGAGTCGCTAAGGCTTTCGTTAATGATATTGCAACCGGCTGTTATGATAATCAGCCTAATGTCACTGCATTTCCGAATAATGGTTATGACGGTATTGTTGCACAGTGCAATATTCCAGTTAAATCACTTTGTTCCCATCATCACTTAGCTTTTTCTGGTGTTGCTCATGTAGCGTATATACCGAGCCCAGAAGGTAAGGTTATCGGTCTTAGTAAGCTTAATCGTATTGTTGAGTTTTACGCAAGACGTCCGCAAATTCAGGAGGGGTTGAGTGTGCAGATTCATGACGCAGTTAACGTCGCTTGTGAAGGTAATCTAGGTGTAGCTGTTGTACTCAAAGCTCAACATACATGCGCTTGTAATCGTGGAGTAAGACATGATGGATGCTTTATGATTACATCTAAGCTGTCAGGTGATTTCCTCGCTGATGAAAAGACACGTACAGAACTTTATAAGTTCATTGATATGGCTTCCAGAAAGTAAGGAACTTACATATTATAAGTTATGAATATATTCGTAACTAACGATGATCCCGTGTTAGCAGCACGGGATCTTTGTGATCAGCATGTAAGATCTAAAATGCAAGTGGAGGGAAGTATTATGTTAGCTCATGCATTTCCGCAAGAACTACTAAATCATCCCTCAACACCTAGAACTCAATCTGGTAAGCCTAGGAAAGCTGGTAAAGGTTACGCAAAACATCAATGTTCTATATGGGCCCGTGAAACAAAATCTAACTTCGAATGGTTAGTAGATCATACCTTAGAAATGTTTACAGAAAGAATGTATCGGTGGCCTAATTCCAAGGAACATTTTACAAAAACCTTTATTGAATGGTGTAATAATAATACACACAATATTATTACTACACGTACTGAGCTAACACCGTATGCAGTCGCTATTAATATTGATTGTAATTGTCGTAAGTTACCGGGATTTAATCAGCTAAGCGTTATCGATCAATACCGCGCTTATATTATTCACGATAAAGACTTTGCTACATGGACTATTAGACAGTCGCCTGATTGGTATCATACTGAATATCAATTTGATCGTCAGCAATATTATTAGCATTAACATCAATAAGAGCATCTAACTGTTTAATAAAGTCCTTTCCAACAAGAACTTTATAGTCATTAGCCTCTCTATTACCGATGCTGAAAGGTACATTATCGAATTCCGTACCTGCGAATTTAATTCTAAACCCCACAACAGGTCGTTCCTCAGTGTGACCTGCTCCAACGTTAATAGTTATAGTATCAACGGTATCCTTTATTAAACGTTTTCCGTTAATAGTTGTAAAGGAAACTTTTGAACCTTGTCTCGTAAGGTCTTCACCGTGTATCACGTTATAGGCGCCATTACCAGAGTCAATTTTAACTTTGACTCTACCTATACCGGCTATATCCATCTCCTCGATAAGGCCTATAACTGTTTTCTCAAAAAAATGTTTAAAGTTAATCATGAGTACAGGCTTTACATTCTCCACACGCGCACCCTTGTTTTGCGTATTCACAACCTGAATCCTCACTACCCATATTGTACATGTCTTGATTATGACCATCACAACCCTCGTGTTGTTGATACTCAAGCCAGTGATATACAGAAGAAATATAATCCGATGCTTTTGTTATTTTAGATGATACCCAACCCTCAAGGGAAGGTAAATCTGCAACAATTTCTTTTAGCTTAGGAGCATACTCTGTAAGCTTATGCAACTCAGACAATGCCATTTCAATTTCACTAGGATCATTTTCATGATGATCACTACTATCTGTTGATACTTCTGCACCAGGCATATCCATTGTTATCATAACAGGCTTACCCATAAGGCTCGGAGCACTTAGATCACCACCGCCTACCTGACCGTAAGCTTCTGATAACAAATTTTGGTCTCTACGTTTTAGCATAACATTATTTATGCTATACCTAGGATACTCTTTATTCTTTCTTTATCTGTTTCTTTTATTTGTTGAGGTACAAAATAATTTACAGCATCTGGATCCTTATTTATTAATTTCACTCTAACATCTGTACCGTTAATACCACCTGATTGCATATCAATACGACTAATACTAACATTAGGGTAAGTATCTGGATTTTTTTCAAAAGAGTTAAATCTCGTATCTTTTTCTTTTGAACCAGCCCCTACAATAATTTTTGTATACGGAAACTCTTTAGCTAAATCATAGGTAGATTTAACTGGTGATCCCATACTTTTCTCTATTCTAACAGGCTTAGGAAGATACGGTGCGTATATAGACCATATCTGATATGACATGTCTTGATCAATACCATCACGTATATTAGTACCTATAAATACAACACCTCTACTGGCATTTTGTAAGAGTTCTTGAAATGCTAAAAAATGACCCTTAGTAGGTGGTTTAAATCCTCCAGGAAAAACTGCTACAGTTTCTTCTATTTGATGTTGTTCGAGAAATTGTTTAAAATTAATCATATTCTTCCTTTGTTTTTATGAAATGTAGGTGATATGACTTTAAAGATAAACGGGTTACCATCAGATCCCTTAAGTTTAATTACAAGGCCTTCATACTCACCGAGACTACCAGCTAATTTATTAAGTTCATCTAAGATCTTTAAGTGCATTCTCTTCTGTATAGGAAGTAATACTTTAGTTATATGCTGCCTTAATGCCTTTTTCTCACGTTGATCGTCTTGCTTTCTTGAAGGGTTATTTAAAATCTCAGCATAGTTGGGGTATTGCGAATAAAAATTATTCAACTCTTGTTCAGCTAAGTTCATTTCGTTCGATAAATTAATAGGATTAAATACTTCTATATCTAAAGGAAGAAACTTTACATCCTTAGTAGATAAATCGACTAGACTCTTTGTTATGTCATATTTTATATTACCTGGTAACTCGTTACCTTGATAATCTGTTATATTAATAATAGGGAATGTTGACCATACACCCAACTTATCCTTTTCATAATTTGTAGCTACAAAATAAACTACGTTAGGGTTATCCTCACGCGTTAAAGCGAACGGCGAATACAGCCACTCAGCTTGAACACGTATACCGTCTAGATCTAAATCTTTTTTGTAGCGATCTAATGTCTTGAATACTATTTTTTTAATCTTATTAAAATTAACTTCAAATGCTTCTCGTGTAGGTGCATGTTTTATTTTTTCTGTAAAATTACCGTCTGTTACAGGGCCCGAATAACTACCTTGCAAGAAAAACTTATTTTCTGGTGTGATACCGAACTTTACACTCAAACCATCAGCTTTTTCAGATATGCTTGAATTACCGGGTTGTATGACACCGTTCGAATCATCTAATACATTTATAAAATTAACAAAATTCTCAAAACTCATTGAGTATTGATCTGATTTGTACTCTGAATAAAGATGTTGTACACCTACTCTCGTTCCTTCTGCTGTTGTACTCTCTGTTAATTTTTGCTGTGGTAGTAAAGAAGCAATATCTATACCTTCCTTTAAAATAGTCCACCTTGCATCTGCTACTATAGCTAGAACAATATTAACATCTTTGTATCTCTTATATAAAGATGACATAATATTAGGAATTGTTTTAAGATTACGTTCTCTAGCACTTGGATCACCAAGTAAAATTTGCGATACTCTATCCGGGTCCGACCTCTCTACTACAGCTCCTGTAGCTCTATCTGTAATACCGTTTATACCACTCCACCTACAGTTAATATTTTTAGCAAGATTTGAAAGTACAATAGCTCTATGCATTCCCTTAAAGGGAGATACCTCATCATTAGCTAAAACAAATTGAGCAAATTTAATGTCATGTACAAACATAAAATCAGTTTGTACATACTGTTCATTAACTCCTCTAATAGGTGTTCTGAAATGGACACTTATACCTGATCTAGCAATATAATCTTTAGGATTAAGATTTCGCTCTTCACACCAATTTTTTAATATTGCTGTTAACTCATCTTTTGTATATTTTTGACTATTAATAGCTATATCTAAATCTCCGGAAGACTCTCTTTTACCAGTACTTCCTAATAAGCATCTATTAAGATTAATACCAACAATATTTGAGAGCATATCGACCGTTGGTTTGATATTAGCTAACTGTATACGTGTAGTAGGATTTTGCTTAAACACGTTTCCTCCCTCAACAATAACATGGTAATAATGTTTAAAATCTATCATAGTAAGTTTTCTATATTTGAGCTACCCGTATTTACTTTAGAAATGTTAGCTTTTTGAAGTTTTATATCTTTAGCAGATCCTGTACGTACAAGATTGATTTGATTAGGTAAGAATCCACCTGAAGCATTTCTTATATCGAAACTATAATTACCTTTATCAGTAATAATAACTATAGATATATTTTTTCTCGATCTCCTATTATTAATATAATAAGGATATTTGACTTTAACTTCGGTTATATCACCTATAAATTCATTAAGCTTATCCTCATCAGTTACATCAGCTATTTCAAGATTATCCTTTTTGTCTTTTTGTTTTACATATATATAACCGTAATCAAATGCTGATCCAAGAAACTTATATAGTTCATCTTTATCCGCCTTATCTGTAACGTCGTGTGTTTCTGTTAAATAGGGAACTGATTGTACCTTTTCTTTATAATCTTCAAGACCGCGAACTGCTGCTTTAATATTAACAGCTCCAGCTTCCATAAGATCTTTACCTATATTATTTTTCTCCTTATTAGTAAATTTAACTTGATCATCCTCAATACCAAACATACCTTTAGCACCAGCATTTGATACTGTTTTACCGCCAATATTTTTAAGTGATATAAAGTATTTTTTATTATTAGTATCTATAAGGGTGATATCAGAAATTTCATCTCCTTTATCTTCAGGACCTTTACTCGTTAACGGCCTTTTTACACGTCTACTGAATGTTTGCGTTTTATCGAGACCATCAAACTCTACATCTAGAGCACTCTCAAGCTTATCTAAAAAAGATGGTTTATCAGCTCCTCCTTCTTTATTATCAAAATATTGCTCGAGCTCTTCTAATAGGCGTCGCTCGTACTCCATACCTTCATTCGAGAAACTACCACCCCCGAGAGTAATAGTAAACTCATTATTTGATACTTCATCTTTAACTATATATGAAGGAAATTTACCGGATGGTGAATCGGGATCGCCTGGTAAAATTGAACCGACTATAATAAGATTGATTTCATCGAGGGTTTTTAAGAAATCTTGAGTAAACTGCTCCTTATCTTCAACTTTTTTAATAGGCTGAAATCTAATTGATCCTTTTTTACCTGATCCGCCGCGTACATCTGGGTTGGCATTTACAACAGCTTTTTCTACATCCTTTTTTGTATTGAACTCACGTACAATAAATCTATCAGGAACAACTTTACCTGCTTCGGATATTTGTTGTCTGTATATATTAGCTAGTTGTTTGTTACGCATTTGCTAGATATTGTTCGATGCTATCGTCGTCGATTGAGCCATCACTTTTTCGTCTTCTCTCTATTTGTTCGTCTGATAAACTAGTATCGTCGCTAAGATTGAGCAAATCCTTAATAGCTATTTTAATTCTCTCTGGATCCGTTTCGCCAAATTCACTAACAACGGTTCTTAGGGTTATTATTTCTTCAGGATTGGGTATGTGATTTAAAGCTTCAATAATAAGTTCCTTATACTCAGACTGAAATATTTCAGCGAGAGTTAAGCTGTTAACGTCCACGTTAGGTGTAGTAGGTTGATAACCTGTAGATTCGCTCGGTTCTGTACCTGGTTGAGGCTCAGTAGCATCAGCTGGTTGTTCTAACATTAAATTATATTTTGATAATAATTTTAATGTTTTTGATTCTATATATAAGCTTTTATCCAGATTTATTATTTTTTTAATCTCATCTATTATACCTGCTACAGGTACGTTTATAGCGTTTTGTATTTCAGCAAGCTTATTATCAATATACTTACGCTTATTCTTATCAAAACGAGTCTTATCAAAAATGAATGCATTTGTTAAGATCTTAATAACTTTCTTTTCATTTACATCCATCGGCTTAATTACAGGCTCTACTGGTCCAGCAGCCGCCGGTGGTGCTATTTGAGCTGGAGCAGTTTCTGGAGCAGGTGCAGGTTCTTGCTCGTTGAGTATTCTATAATACCTTTTAAATAGTGTTTTTACCTTATTCATTTAATTATACTTACTGTGTTGAGTTTGCTGCTGCTAGAAAGTCTTTCGATATTTTTTCTGCTGCAGAAGCCATATTACGCCTAGCCATTTGTAACTTACGAGCGGTACTACTCGTAAGTTGTTTACCAAGTCCCTGATCTGGTAAGCTTGCTATAGCTGTAATTGCTTTAATAGTAGATGCAGGATCCTCAGCTTCTTCTTCTGAAGCTTGAGAAATATGTTTAAGCTCTAAATCGATAATCTTATCACCTACAGTGACGGTCACTGTGTCACTAAATGTTTTTAAAGATGAAGTTATTCCAGCTTTACTAAAAAGTTGCTGTAAATTACGTAGTACTTCTCTGTTTTTATCAAGATCTTGTGGAGGTAGATTATTCTCCACTAAATTAAGAAACTTATTCATGTCTATATTTATCTAACAACTAACAATTTGTTACTTATATGTTTAAAGTATACATCATTAAGGTAACATAGATCATACGATTTTAAAAATTTAATTAAATTCTTAAAAGAAAATCTAAGGACATCGAAGTTATTACTATAATGTAATTGCGTTTCAAGTAATACCACCTTATCAACTACATTGTTATGTATTCCGTCAATAAAAAAATCAACTGTAGTATCACTAATTATAAATTGAAAAGGTAATTTTTTTAAAGTTATGTGTATTAAATTAAAAATAATATCAAATTCCTCACTAGGTATAAACCTTGTATTACGATTAACGTATATAGCAATTGATTCTCTATGAGCCATTAGTTTAATACGATCACAAAGTGTTATAATTAATGCATTTATAAAGATTTTTTGAGTGTCCTTATATTTAAAGTCATTACGAATACCGTATAAGCTAATATCCGCATTATATTTTTTAAATATCTCTCTAAGAACGTAATCAAAGTTAACTAACCTAATGTTATACCTCAGTAATTTGTGATCTATAAGCATTTCCGTTTTTAGGCTTTCCGACCCGTAGGTTAATGATTCCGTTGTAATAGTCATCTCGTAGTAATACCTCTTCTTCAAATTGAAGTTTAGTCTCAAAATAAGATAACTCAAATTTTGATTTACAGAAACGCAAAATCTCAAATTTAAAATTGTCTTTTCCGTATGTAATTATATCTTCATTAAGCTCTCGTGAAGAGGATGTATATGTTTTCCAGTCTGTTTCACGTTCTTCGTGTCTTTTATTGCGCTTACCTTTTAATGGCTTACGTTTAAAAATAGTTTTACATTGTTTTTTACCAATATATGACTTAGAGTTAGTATAGCATGTAATTTTATATATAAAACCATACGGTATATTACCGTCTGCTGTATTTACAAGGGTGATCCAGTGACCTAAGTCCATTATTTCTTACTCTTACGTTTCGTCTTACGCTTAATTTTGCGTTTACGTTGTAAAACACCCGACCTTGTTCGTATATACTTGTCAGGTGTAGCTATTCTAGCGTCACCAGGAGCATAAAAATCACTACTTGTAGGGTTATTCGGACTAAATCCCTCAGCACTACCTCCCAAAACACCAGCTGAATCCATTTCAACTAATCTTTGATAAATTTCTTCAATAGTTACAGTTGATTTCATATATAAAAGTATTTATAATAACTTTGTGGATTTGATAGAGCGATACAGAGAAGAGATTGGAAAAGATCTTGTAATAAATGATTTCAATATTAAAGATATTCAGTTAAAATTGCCGTCTCGTAAGCATTACTGGGCAGCTAGATTGATTGATGCTAAGATTGCACATTATAAACTAATTAAGCGTAAGAAATCTCTTAAAGAATCTATTGCTAAACGTATTATTAATGAAGCTCCTGTAAGAGTAACACAACAAACAGCTGAAATAGCAGCTGAATCCTCTGAAGAACTGCAAAATATTACTAACGAGCTGAGAGATTATGAGTTTGTCATAGAATATCTTGAAAAAGTTGAAAAGATAATGGCTGGTATGGGGTTTGATATCAAAAATATTTTAGAAATTATGAAAATGGAGCAGTTATGATTGAATTAGACTATAATAAATCTACAAACAAGCTTTTAATACGGTGTGATGACAGTTTTACTTTTGATAATTTACGTGAGCATTTTAGTACTGAAAATAAAAATGCGTCTTTCATGCAACGAAGGTTTAAAACGCGTGGAGTCAGAATACCGACAAGAAAATATGTAATTACACCTACCGGTACGTGCGATATTGGCCTTTATTGGGAGATTAGAAAATATCTAATTGAAAAACAAATTATTCTTAATGTTAGTATTACAGATAATCTTACAAAAGCGTTACACATTGGTACAGAAAATGAAGCCTACACTAAATTTAATTTAGAATTAAGAGACTATCAAGCTGATGTACTCAAAAAAGCACTTAAGTTAGGTTGGGGGACGTGTATTTTAGGTACAGGGGCTGGAAAAACACTTACTACAGCTGCTCTTATAGAGAATTTTTATCGTAATAGTAATAATAAAAGTACATTTAAGTGTATTATGTTAGTACCTGACTTATCTCTTGTGTCACAAACATATCAGGAGTTTATTGATTGCGGTGTAAACTATAGTGTAACTATGTGGACCGGAACGATTAAGCCTGATCTAGCTGCTAATGTCATTATTTGTAATATAGGCATTCTCTTATCACGGTTCAGTGAGTCAGATTGGGTAAAATATATTGATTTACTTGTAGTAGATGAGTGCCATAAAATTAAATCATCAAGTAAAATTAGTAAAGTTATTACAAAAATTAAGACTAGACATCGTTATGGGTTTACAGGTACTCTACCTGATAATAACGAGGATAAATGGTTTCTTATTGGTAAGCTGGGCCCTATTTTATATGAAAAAACAAGCTCCGAACTTAGAAATGAAAAATTTTTAACTAATGTTGAGGTAAAAATACTTAATATTGATCATGGTAACGTACAAATACCGCGGCTATCTGACAGTGCTTACCGAAATGAACTAGATTATATATACGAAAGCACGAAAAGAAACGATTTAATAGCAAAATTGTGTAGTAGACTAGCAAATAATACACTAATTCTTGTAAATCACATTAAACACGGTGTGAATCTATATGAAACACTGACGAATATGTGTAAGGACAGACAGATTTATTTTATTCGTGGTGAAATTGATGTTGAAGAACGTGAAAATGTTAAAAAGATCATGGAAAGTAATGATAATGTCGTGTGTATTGCTATTAGTGCTATATTTTCCACGGGGGTTAATATAAAAAACCTTCATAACATTGTTTTTGCTGCTGGCGGCAAGTCTTTCATACGGACTGTACAGTCTATTGGTCGTGGATTGCGGTTACACGCTAATAAAACCCGATTAATCATTATAGACTTGTGCGATCTACTACATTATGGTGAGAGGCACTGCGAGAAGCGTATTGAGATCTATAAAAAGGAAAAAATAGCTTATTCAGAAAAAGAAATAAAATTGTATTGATTTTATTAATAGAGCTAATAGAATGATTATATGTCCAAAGCTGATTACTATATAAGTCCAAAGGAATTTAAAGACTCTCTTAAGAGATTTTATGATTCGGACATTTTAACTAATGACTTAGCTGAGAATGTTAAAAAAATAGCTTACGGATTAAGCTATAATAGTAACTTTATTAATTATACATATAAAGATGATATGGTTGGTGACGCTCTTATTAAAATGTACTCAGCCTTATCACGTAAAAAATATAGTTTTGATACAGAATCTAATCCTTTTTCTTATTTTACTACAATTGCTTTTAATGCTTTTATTAATCGTATTAAAAAAGAAAAAAGACATCATGAAGCTGAAAAGAATTATCGCGAAAAATTATATGAAGATATTATGACTGATCCTGAAAATGGGGGAGCTTATATTTATGTAAAACCTATTTCGGATGATGATGAAGAATATGATCAAGATTAATAAGCCACGTATAGGAATTGTATCAGATTTACATTTAGGTGTACATACTAATAGTACACAATGGCATGAAATAGCAATTACATGGGCTAATTGGCTTGTAAGTGAGTTTAAACGACAAAACATTAAAGATATAGTATTTTGCGGTGATTGGCACCATAATCGTAGCGAGATTTCTGTAAATACCTTGCAAATATCAGCGGATATACTGGATATATTTAAAGAATTTAATTTAATTGCCATTACAGGTAATCATGATGTGTATTATAAGCATAGAACTGATGTAAATTCTCTTTCTATTTTTAAGAATCGTGATAATGTCACGATTTTTAATAAGGTTGTTACGTTTACAGCATTTGATCGTGTGATAACATTATGTCCTTGGAATACTAGCGTGTCAGAAATACCTAAAAGTGATGTGATCTTCGGTCATTTTGAGATCGAAACGTTTAAAATGAACTCTTACAAGGTTTGTGAGGAAGGAATGCGTATTAAAGATCTACTTCAACGTAGTAATCTTGTTATATCTGGGCATTTCCATATTAGACATGAAAAAAAGTTCGGAGCTGGTACAATTCTGTATGTAGGTAACCCGTTTCAAATGGATTTTGGTGATGCTGGTAACTATAAAGGTTATTATATCTTAGATTTAGATACACTAGAGTATGAATTTACAGAAAATCCGGTTTCACCTCATTATATTAAGATTAGCCTAAGTGAATTAGTGAGTTATGGAACAATTACTCCTGAACTTCGTAACTTATTTACTAATAATATTGTTAAACTAAAGATTGATCGTAATATATCACAGGAAGATCAAATTATACTGACCACTAAGTTAAACCAACTACGACCGCAAAATTTATCTATTGATTACGATATTAGTTATAACAAAATTACTAATAATATTAGAGAAAAAGACCTGTCAGGTATCGATATATCTGAAGCTATTGAAGAATTCGTAAATCTTCTTGAAATTGAGAATAAAAAAGATGTATTAGATTATACTATTGATCTATACAGTAAGTGTATCCTATGAAAACTGTTAATTTCACAAAAATTGCTATTCAAAACTTCCTTTCTGTGGGAGAAGAACCTGTTGTTGTAGACTTTAAACGAGGATTACATATTATTACAGGTATAAACATAGATAAACCTGAAAGAAAGAACGCAGTTGGTAAGTCAACCATAGCAGACGCGTTATATTTTGCAATTTTTGGTGAAACTTTACGAGAGATTAAGAAAGAACTCATTATTAATAATATTACAGGCGGTAAAACACAGGTTGAGCTTGAGTTTGAGGTGGATTCACCACGTGGAAACAACAAATTTCATATTATTCGTACTTTATCACCTACTAAAGTACAAGTTTATAAGGATGGTGTGGATAAAACACGTGATAGTCTAGCTAATACTACGAAATATATTTGTGAAGTGTTAAGTGCATCGCCTGCCATCTTTCAAAACTGTGTTATCATGACAGTCAATAATGCTGTACCCTTTATGGCGAAAAATAAAACGGAAAAGCGCCGGTTTATTGAAGATATTTTTGGTATGGAGGTGTTTAGTAGGATGATTTCTATCCTTAGAGCTGAATATAATGATATTAAAAAGGAATATGATGTTCAAAATACTAAATTAGATGAAGTAACATCTTCATTAACAAGCTATAATTTACAAAAAACGCGTAGTTTGGATAAAAAACAAGAAAAACGTGACTTATATCTTGAGAGACAACGTAATAATAGTCAAGAACTAGCTGATCTTACTAAACAGATCAACCAGATGTCAGGTAGTGCAGATATTACCAAATATAAACAACAAATAACTGACCTCGAAGTGAAGTTATCTACTTGCGAGGATAAAATATCTACACTTATTGAAGAAAGCACAACTCAAAAAGCGACTCTTAACCATAAAAAAGATCACTACACGAAGATTGGTACTGATGAATCTAAGTGTCCAGTGTGCTTGCGATCAATTGAGGATCATGATAAAGAGACAATTGAATCTGAAAAGCAAAAACTTAAAGAAGAGATCGTGCAAATTGTATCAGACGTTAAAATTCTACTTACCAGGGTTCAAGATTCAAAAGATCTTAAGACTAAAATTAAAACCCTTATACAACAAACAACTAGATCACTTAATACTGCTAATTTACAGCTACAGTCGAAGAAAAATTTACAAAATAATATCAATAAGCTTACAAAATGGCAGGAAGAGCTTGAAATTGACATTGAATCGTTGAATAATGATACAAGTGAGTTTGATGATCTTATTAATATTACGGAAAGTAGACAAGCAGAAATTAATAATACAGTATCTAACATATCAAAACAGTTAAGTAAGTTAGATATTGTTAAATTTGTTGTATCAGAAGAAGGTGTAAAATCATATATTGTAAATAAGTTGCTAGAACTCCTTAATAATAAGTTATATTTCTACCTTAAAAAGCTCGATTCTAATTCTACTTGTGTTTTTAATGAGTATTTTGAGGAAGAAATTGTAAATGATAAGAATAAGATATGTTCGTACTTTAATTTTTCAGGTGCAGAGCGCAAATCTATTGATCTTGCATGTTTATTTGCGTTTTCAGATATTAGAAGGTTACAGGGCGGTGTAAGCTATAACACCGTGATATATGATGAGCTTTTTGATAGCTCGTTTGACGATAAAGGTATAGAGCTCATTACAGAAATACTTCGCGAACGAGTAGATTCATTAGATGAATGTGTTATTATTATAAGCCATCGCCATGAAACCCTAAAAGCTGTTACAGGTGATATTATTTTTCTAGAAAAGCGAGAAGGCATAACAAGACGTGTGGAATATTCTGAATACTAATGTAAATATGTTTACATGCACGTACAACCATTCGTCAGCCCTTTTGTTAATGCTGTAGTAGAACCATTCATTAATAATATAGTACATACTCGACCAAGTGCAGAGCAACCAAGGGAGTTGTCTCTTCCGAGATATGTTAATTATCTAGCGGATTATTCAGGCTGTGGATTTTGGAGAATACTCTGGCCTGAATTACTTATTAATTCGGAGGGCTATGGCTGTTCGCAATCACAAACAGCAATGATTTTTGATCCACGCTGGTATACTG